ACCACCAGCAGCGCGAGCAGCACGACGGTTCTCACGGAGTTCTAGGTAAGCTTCATACATTTTCTTACCATTCTTTTTAGGGGAGGTTCCCTTCTCGCGCATAGAGTCACGACCACCTTCAGCACGTTCTTCCTTAGGAGCGCCTGGGCGGAATTTACCCCGAGCATGACGGCGATCCTTACTAGAAGGAGACTTCTCATCTTTTTTCTTTTGATCTTCACACCACTCAGCATCCATAGGAGCAGAGCCCTTGAAGTCAGCAGCTTCATCAACTTTCTTCTTTACACCAGGCTCCTTAGCAGGGCGTTTCTTCGTATTATATGAAAAACTGGATCTGTGATCTTCTGGGGGGTGAGTACCATCCTTACCAGTTCTCTTACCACCATAAGTATCGCGGCGGGGATCTTCACCACGCTCCACAGACCTACGGATACCGTCCATCTTATAGGACTTATTCTTACTGTCGCTATTACTCTTACTACGATTACCAACAGCATCTTTCATATGCTTGTTTGACTGACGCTTCATCTTAGCTAGGTCAGCTTCTCTCTTCTCTTCTTCTAGCTCAAATTCTTCTCTACGGGTGTCCTGTCCGTCAGGCTTACCACCCATCTTGCGTTGGATAGCGTTGTGGACTACACCAGCGTGTTCTTTGGATCCAGACTCAACTCTACCGTCTCCATCGCGGTCACCACCACCTTTAGCAGCTGCTGTCTTGCTGCCATCATCGTCTTCACCAGTAGAGCCATAATCAGTTAGCTCAACGGAAGCAATGTTTGGATTAGCACGAAGCTCGGCAATCTTAGCGCGAGTAGCATAGCGGGTGTAGCTAGACTGACTATTGCGATCTTTTACGCGGACTTTATATTTCGTTCCTTCGCCAGTTTCTTTAGTTTCAACTTCAGAAAGCTCTTCGCTCTCCTCAGAAAGACCAGCTACGAATACACTATGCATTGCAGTAGTTAGAGAATCACCCGCCATAGCAGCTAAGGTATACTCTTCAAAAAATGCTGCCTTTATAATAGAGGCATCATCAATACTAACATCAGCTTCATAAAAGAACGCGGTCAATGCTTGAGTATGAGTTAGATTTTCTGTCTCGGCAAGAGTTTTTACTAACTCAATTGCCTCAGCGATTTGGAATTCCATGTATCTAAAATAACAGGGCGTGGTGTTTCTTCGTAGTTTTATTTATAATAGTTCTTTATCTAGGAAATATTCTTTAGGAATCTAGCAAAGCTATTAATTTTAGTGGGTGGCTCAACAATTGGATTGTTATAACTAACATCCTGAGTCCAGGTCTTAAACATTTTATTGTCTTCTGTGACACAGATAAGGTGATTCGCACCCTTTCTTACGATCTGAGCAACCATTCCAGTGGAGTCGTGGGTGATAGTATCTCCAATATTGAATACATTCTCATTCACATATTCCTCTCTCAAGTCTCTAAGATATAGTCTAGGAGCAACCTCCCAGTTCTCAGCGACTGCTGCTTCTTTGGGCTTTATACCCATAGCATCTTGGAGTTCAGTGAAGATCCCCATAAGAACATCAGGCTCCATACCCTTAGGCATACCCTTCATAAAACCACGGAAGTCATTATCCTTGGCTGCTTTACGCATTTTGGAAGCAGACATACCGTCAGTATCATCGGAATCAGCATCGCGGTCACCAGCATTTACAACTTCAATATTATCAAATTGATAAGTAGATCCGTTGTACTTATTGATTAGCTTTTCGTATTCCTTTACTCTATCACCACCACCTACAACACGAACATTAGCGTAGCCATCGTTGTGTGCCTTACGCATAACATCAAAAATGGTACGATTTGCCGCATCATTTACAATCTTTTCTGCGTGGTCTGGGTATAGTTGGCGCATTAGAGCAGCTTTACGATCAACTCCTAATGGATTTTTCTTCTTGTCTTCGGAACGAGAAGGGATAATCATATAGTCATTATCATCAGAGCTAGAAGCAACCTTATCCATAAGCTTCTGGTGTCCCACAGTAGGTGGGTTGAAGCGTCCAAAGGCAAGAGTGAGTGTGCCCTTTGTCTTGGGAACATCGGCAGGTGCCTGCTGTTCTGTGGGGGCAGCAGCGGCTGCTTGCTCTGGGGCAGCCTGTTGAGCGGCGGCAGCATCTTGTGCGGTTGCTTCGGGTGCTACTGCTCCATTATTAGCTTGGGCTTGTGTAGCGCCTTCTGTGTCCTTTACACGGGTCCCTAGGGCAGCACCACCAGCAGGTTCTTCACCCGATACTTTTTTGTCTGCTTCGGATTGATCTGGGTCTGTACCCGCTTGCTGGTTTGAGTTAAAGAACTCCAACCCATCACCAACAGTCTTGGCGACAAACTCACCACGCTCATCATACCAGCCACCGTGACCGTCACTACGCAAACCCATCTTGGTGGCTTGCTGAACGGCTTTGGATTGCTTGGCTTCAAATAGAAAACTTAGGAATGATTTCATCTCAATTAGATTTTAATTTATCCAGTTCGCCCTGTGCTAATCGAATGCTTAAAAATGCTTTCACAAACGCATCAATATAATCAGAGTTTTCGAAAATCACTGTAGTAATAATCATTATATATTTATCACTACTAATTCCATAATAATTTGACTTCGCATTTTCCTTAAAATTAGTTTCTAAAAATTCAATATATTCTTTTGCGGCTGACTTTGGGATTGCTAAGTAGATTCCTTTATCAACTTTCTGCCCGAAATACGATGCAAAGCTTGAGCCAATGTCGATACTGAAGAGATTATCTTCACTGGTAATAATGTCTCTGAATTTTTTACACTTATTAACAGCAGCACTAGCTCTGCGAATATGTGGAGCAATCTTTAACTTCTTATGGATTGGAAGTTTAGATGCTGCATCTTTCAATAATTTAATTGGATCCTCTTTGGTGAAGAGGGCATACTCAAAATCAAGCATTATCAATGGATGGTTGTGTGGGTATTGTAGCAGAGTTTATCAACAAAACCTTTACCAGGGGTCACCTGACATTTTGACCGTACTGGCAAGTTTTTGTGACTCATACTTGAATCGCATCTTCATAATTTTTTTAGGACCTGCTTTCACTCCAACTGAATCATTACCAACTGCCTCAAATGTGATTGGTTCGGTGGATAGTTTTTTTAACTTTTCATTGCTAAGTGGATCCTCAACAGAGGCAGCGTATGGCGGCTTGGTTCCCCTTCCAGTAACTTTAATATACCTGGGAAGCAATCCATCACCAGCATCAATCCAAGAATTTACAATGTAATCTTTTCTCTCGGCTGGGTTCATTGAGTTTAATTTTGCAAGAAATAAATCTCTTAATTGGTTAAGTACAGTTGCCCCAAGAAGATCAGCTTCTTTTTTTAATGCAGGACTTCTTCTAATATCCGATTTCCTAGATGCTACTGGCTTTTGTAGTCCCACAGTATTTGCAAAATTATCAGCAACTGTTTTGGGAATTGCCTTTAAATTTAGTTTCAATTCCCTATCAATTGTACCAATACCAGGATTCTTAAAACCAATATCACCCTTACCACTGGTAGATTTAGCCGAGAGTCCTAGAAATTTATTACCTGCATATTGAACTAATACATCTGTTGGGTTCTTCTTTTGATTTACTTCATACCCAGTTACGGGCGCAAAAGTGAATCCAGGTCTTGCCGTCCAATATACTGCCTCCTGCCCCCTAAACCCATTGCGGTTTGCCCATTGCTGAAAGGAAACTGCCATAGCACCTGCCCTACCTTGCTGCTGTTCTAGCTCTTTTGGTGTCAAAAGTTGACTCTTTCTCTCATACTGCTTTTCTGTAATAGCATCAGGGAACTGATTACCATTTAGAATGAATGCAGTATAAATCTCATTAACGTCAGCAAGATCAGTATTAGAAGCCATTAGTCACGTTGTATTAGATCTTAATTATAAAATATTTAGCGTAGTTCTGGACCGTGAGCCCAAGCTACAATAGCATATCTTTCACCGTCAGTAATGGGTTCTACCTTATGTGGAACGCGAGAATCAAACACAACTACATTACCGATTTCCTTACTAATGTATTGCTTTCTATTATGCCAATCTCTAATAAGAAGGTCGCCGCCAGTATAATCCCAGGCACAACTCAACTGAATAGACATACTTAACTTTCTAGTACCTACTTCAGAAATACCATAATCACAATGCCAGTTGTAATGTCCTCCTGGAGCATATTTTAAAAATTGAATCTCAAATGAACCCCATAGATCATAATTAAAATATTCTTTATTGAAGGCAAGAAAAGACTTAACAACGTGCTTCTCTAATGGATGAGCTTTAGGTAATCTATGGACACTCACACTCTGATATATCTCACCCACATACTCTTGTTGAATGGGCTGATAATTTGCTTCATACGCATAACCTTGAAGATCTAATATAATTCTATTAGATAGGATTGATTCGTAGTGTGAATTTACCATAATAATAAGTTTAAACTGGTGCGGTAGGACTCGAACCTACGACCACAGAGTTAACAGCTCCGCGCTCTACCAACTGAGCTACACACCATTAGTGGAGAATAACGGAATCGAACCGATGACATCCAGTACCG